ACCCAAGTCGGGCCAACCTTTTAAGGGGAACCGCATGAAGGAAGAAAAGAAGAAGCAGCCAGCAGGCGACAGATCCTATATCGCGGACGTTCTCGGGGATGAACGGCCGGAACCATCCCAGTCTGACATCGAAGGATTCATGGCGAGGAAGACCGAGGAAGGTGAAGAGTATCTTCCCGAGGGGAGCCTTGACGCTATGGGGATGAGCCGGGAAGAGGCGATCCGCGCCATGGCGAAGGCGGAAGGGATCCAGAATCCCGAAGGCGACATGGAAGAGCTTTTGAAGCAGCTCTCCGAGAAGAAGAAAAAGAAATCCATGCCCTATGAACCGAAGGTAGACAGGCCCGGAATATGAAAGAAAAGCTCATCGAAGAACTTGTATCCCTCATGACGGCGCTTGAGCAGGACCGAAAGCCCTATGAAAGCGTATGGGATGAGGTGACGGACAATTTCTATTCGAAGCGTAATTTCTACCTTCCCACCAACAAATCAGCATCGAGAAAGCCGGATCACAAATATTCGTCCCGTGCAAAGAGGGCTTCCCATATCGCATCCAAGGGCTTCCAGGGATACACCGCCGACAGGAGGGCGGATTGGCTGCAGCTCGTATTCGAGGATCAATCCCTTATGGGGATGTACATGGTCCAGGATTGGCTTGAGTCGAGCCAACGGATGCTCCTTGCTCATTTCTCCCGGTCGGGCTTCTATGAGGCGCTTTCCGAAGCCATCCCTGATGGGATGAATCTCGGAACCGGATCGATCTATTCCGAGGAAAATGTGGCCCAGGCCCGCATTGTCTTCAAGGCGCGACATCCGAGGGCGACGTGGTTTGCCGAGAATTCCTATCAGGAAGTCGATATCTGCATGGATGAGGAGTATATGTCCTTCCGGTCCATTGTTGAGCGGTTCGGAAAGGAAAACCTCCACACCTCATGGCAGGCGATGTATGAGCGCCAGCCCTTTGACAACATCACCATCAGGCATATCGTCATGCCAATGGATGAAAGGTATTTGAATTTCGCCACCGGCCCAAGATCAAAGAAGATGCCCTTCATATCCATCTGGTTCGACCCTCACAACCGGCACATCATCGACGTAGGCGGATACTGGGAATTCCCTTATTTCGTATGGCGGTATGAGAAGTCTGATTCCGAAGTCTACGGCGCTTCCTGCCCTGGCTTTGAAGTCATTGATGATTCCTATGTCGCCAATCAAATGACACGGACGAGAATCGCCCTGGGGAACCTCATCGCGGATCCTACCATGATCGTCCCCGAGGAGCTTGAGGGGAACGATTTTATCCTCCCCGGATACCATATCTACACCAGCAGGAAAGACCAGAAGATAGAGCCGGTCCCCCTTGGCGCGAACTATCCCATCACCGTGGACAACGAGGACAGGATAGAACAAGCGATTGACGCGCATTTCAACGTCCCTATCTACCAAATGCTGCAACAGCTCGAAGCCAAGAATAAGACGGCGACGGAAGTGATCGAGATAGCCGGGGAGCGTGTCGCCCTCCTTGGCCCCACGGTGGGAAGGTACGAACTCGATGTCCTCCAACCGGCAGTCCGAAGGACGTTCAACCTCCTTCGCAGGGCGGGGCTTCTCCCTCCCCCTCCGAGAGCGGTCATGGATGCCATCGAGCAAGGCGAAGTCTTAAAGATCGAATTTGTGGGAAGGCTCTCCCAGATTCAGAAGCGGTACTACAAATCGGATGGGATCGGGCAGGTCTTCGGCTTCATTGGAGCGATACGGGACACTAACCCCGACGCCCTGGACAACATCGACTTCGACGCGCTCACCAGGGAATCCCTTGAGAACGCCGGTGCGCCAGCAACGGTCATCAGAGAGAAGGAAGACGTGGCCAAGATCCGCGAGAATCGAATACGCCAGCAACAGGAGATCCAGGCGAAACAGGAAGCCATGGCGACGGCTGAAAGAGTCGCATCGAACGCGGACAAGCTCGGCAAAAGGCCCGAGGCAGGCTCACCGCTTGAAGCTATGGAGCGCCAGGGATGAGCGAGGCAAAAGAACTCGCGGAACGCCAGGAACGCGAGCTACGGGCCTTGTATCGTGATGTTTTTAGTACGGCACCAGGGAAGAAGGTGTTGTTTTCCATCCTGCAGGATCTTGGCTTTTTAGCCGAGACGGATGGAGAAAGATCGATCTTACGGAATTATGCAAGTTTCCTGATCCGGGAAAGGATCGGGGTAAACGACGCGAGAGGGTTTATGTCCATCGTAGAGACATTGCTTTCGAGCGGTAAATAGGAGGCTTTGAATGCCAGAACAGCAGGACCAGGGCGCGGGTCTCGACAGAGGCAACCCCACCCAGGGCGCGGACGCAGGAAAGGAAGGGGCCGGATCCTTCCTTGACGGTCTTCTCGATGAAACCGGAAGCGGTTCTTCCCCTGCGTCGCAGGATGGAACCCAGGCCGCGAAATCGGCGCAAGCGACAGGAGATAAAACGACTGATGCGCTGCCCGGATTCGCCTCCGCCTTGCCCAAGGAATCGAGAGCCGATGAGAAGATTACCGCCTTTGTGTCCAAGTTCAAATCATGGGATGAGGTCGTCAAAGCGGCAATCGGGCTTGAGGGGAAGATGGGCGGGATGGTGGGCATTCCGAAAGAGGACGCGACCGACGAGGAGAAGGCCGAGTTTTATTCAAAGCTCGGAGTTCCCAAAAAACCCGAAGACTACAAGCTCGGAGAAGATGCGAGAGTCAAGGCAGATCCAGCCCAGGTAAAGGCGTTTCTAGAATTCGCCCACAAGCACGGATTTACGCAGAAGCAGGTAGAAGCACTCTGGAAGGAGTCGAACGAAACCACGGCCAAGCTCTTTGCCCAGACCGAGGAGACCATGAAGCAGGAGAAGGTGAAAGCCTTCCAGTCCATGGTGTCCTCATTGAAAGCGGAATGGGGGAAGGACTACGCCAGGAACGACGCCATTGTAAAACGTGGCGTTGAAGCGTTCGGCACCCCGGATTTCGTGAAGACCGCCAAGGCCAAGGGGTACTTCGCGGATCCTGAATTGGTCAAACTCTTTTATAGGGTGGGACTCGCGGTTCAGGAGGATTCATCCAGCGGACGCGGAAGGTACGGGCAGGGCGGGACGGGCCAGCAATCTGGAATCGACAGGCCAGGACTCTAATATCAATCCGGGGATAGGAGCCTAGTATGGCTACCCTTTCCTTGAACGATCAGCTTACCCCCGTTGAACTCGCCAAGCGGTTCGGGGACAAGACCACCACCTTCATCATCGAGTCTCTTGCCGAGACCAACGAAATGATGCTGGATGCGGTCATGGGCGAAGCCTCCGATGGTACGGTAAACCGCACCACGGTACGCGCCACCCTTCCCACCGGAACCCGCAGGATCTACGGCCAGCCCATCGCGGCGGAAGCCAGCCAGACCCGCCAGATCGAAGACGGGATCGAAATGCTGGAAGCCTATTCCGATGTCGATGCGGACATGGCCGACCACTCCCCCAACAAGAAAGCCCTCATCGACTCCGAGGACAGGGCTTTCCTCGAAGGCATGGGCCAGACCCAGGCGGACGATCTCCTGTATGCCCGCAGGTACAACGGCCTTGAGTACATCGATGGAATCTACGCCCGCTTCCCGGCGACGGCGGACGGTTCCTCGGTCATCAAGGTCGAGACTTCCGGCTCGAACCTCACGTCCATCATCCTCGTGAAGTGGGCGGAGGACAAGGCAAAGCTCATCTACCCGAGGGGGATTTCCGGCCTCGGCGTCTCGGCGGAATGGAGAGGAAAGCAGGATGTCACCATCCTCAAGTCCGACTCCACCCTGGGAACCCTTCCCATGTACCGGACCTTCTACAAGGCCCACTTCGGCGTCACGGTGCGGCACTCCAAGGCGATCAAGCGCATCTGCAACATCAACCCCGCCTCCTCGACCGCCGAAAACATCCTCAAGGCCCTCGTGACCGCGAAGAACAAGCTTCCCCCCGGCAACGGCACGGTCGTGGCGTACATGAACTCGGATGTCTTCACCATCCTTGAGCAGTACACCATGATCTCCCGCTCGATCTACACCGCCACCAAGGACGATCCCTGGGGCAGACCGACCACCCACTTCGGGGAGATCCGCTTCCGCAAGATGGACGCGATCCTTTCCACGGAATCGCTCGTATCCTGATCGAATAGGGGATTCCTTCGGGGATCCCCGCAGCCTTTCTTCAAGGAGAAGAATATGTTTCACGTCAAAAACGTCTTCTGCGATGAGAAAGAGGTGAAAGATTCCGGCACCGTGTACTCGGATGTCATCGACACCGGGGCCGCGCTTGTCGGGGACGTAGAACCCCTCATCCTCGAAATCTGGTCCGCCGTGGACGCCGCAGGAGCGGACGGCAGGCTTGCCATCTCCCTGCAGCACTCCACGACCGAGGCGTTCTCCTCGGCCCTGGAATCCGGCGTTTCCCTCTCCGGCCTCACCGCCGAGAATCTCGCCAAGGGAAAGATCCTCGAAACCGCCATCCCCCACGGGCTGAAACGGTATCTTCGGATCAAGTTCGTCACCAGCTCGGCGGACACCGCCGTGTTCTCCGCGGCGAAGATCACCGCCGCCCTGCGCAACAGGGGGTGAGCATGGCGAAGAAAGACGATGAGTCGAAGTTCACCGTCCCTGACGGATCGGTGAGGCGGTTCCGCTGTCTCCGCACCTGCTTCTGGAACAACACCATGTGGGTGGGGGAAGACCGGGTGAAAGAGCGGGGAGGAGGGAAGATCTCCACCGTCGAATTCCAGGGGCCGACGCCCATCCCTTCAAATTTCCAGTTCGAAAACTGGGAAGAGTATTGAGAAATCGCCGGGGGCCGAAAGGCTCCCGGGTTCATAGGAGCGTGGTATGACTGAAATAGATATTGCGAACAGGGCGCTTTCGAAGAACCATTTGAACGAGAAGATCACCTCATCGGACGGCACCTTGGTAAACGCCACAAGCTCCAATTTCCCCACGACTGTAATGAAGGATCTCTACCCTTCCGCACGGAAACAGATCCTTCGCCTCGCCCCGTGGACCTGTATCAAGACAAGGAAGAAACTCGCCTCCCAGGAGCGGGAAGCATCTACCGAATACGCCGAGGGTGAGCTTGTTGTCGGGCTTCATTCGGGAGTCTATTCCGTCTACGAAGTCACCACGGCGGGAACATCAGGATCCGGTTCAGTTACATGGCCCACCTCGGGGACCGTCTCTGATGGAACCGTGGTATGGACCTTC